AACGAGGCTTCCTAGTTTTTCACTCACTCACCAAACAGTTTGGCGTTGGTACTCAAATATTTTACAGGTGGCAGGGGGAGTTTATAAAACCTACCACCCATTTCCTTCAGGGGAAACTTATTTTATATAAGATGGTTTAGCTACTACACTAAACACAACCTTAGGATTATCTACTAGTTCTTGTGCTTGTTCAATATCTATTAATTCATTTACCTTTAATGATAAACTATTAGTTATCTGTATTGGCACATATCCTTCGTATCCATCAGGTTTATATTTACCATCTTGGTTTAACCATTTAACTTTAGGATAAGCCTTAATGTATATCTCCTGTTGATCCATTGGATTGATTACTGGATTGCTCATATTCTTCTCCTTTCTTATAAATTCTTTCAATGCTATCTATTTTAATAACACCTAGTTCTCTTAATACTTTTAATAACTCTAACATTTCATATCTTGATTTTAATATGTTTGAGCTGTGTTCTGATTGTGTATCATTCATACCTGATATTAATTGTGTAATTTTTTCTAATACTTCTTTCATTAGTACCACCATTCTTTGTTAGACCATATTAGATTGTTAATCCAATACAGAAGTTGTTGCCAGGTATTACGACCATAACCCCATGCAGGTATCCAAGCTATAAACATTAACATTGCACCTATCCACAAACCAAATGTAATATCTGTTGGTGTTGATTCATCTACGATATGTTTCTTAGCTTTGAATAGTTGATCTTCTAATCTTACAATCTCTTGATCACGCCACTGTATTTCTTGTTTCCATAATTGTTTTTCTTCTGCATCCATTAGTGTTTTACTCCTGTATATTGTTCTTGTATTTCTCTACTAAAGATAGCTTCTAACTCATCTTGATTCCAAAATGCTTTAACCAATGGATTAGCTAATGCACCTGCTACTGCATCATCTATATCCATGTTATCGTCAATCATTCTACGTATATATAGATCAATAATAATTTCTGATTCTTCATATGAATCTGCTTTGTACTTATTCATAACCTTCCATTTCTACCATTTGTTTAGTAACAGCTTCGTCAAATATTTCATATTCTTTTTTGTAATCAACCATGACTTGTTCTACTTTGTTTACAAGTTGTAGCTGTGTGATCTTGTCATTGTAATAATCTTCATACAATTTAATGATCTGATCCATCCAATGATTTGGCATAGTAATCCTTTCTATAATAATATTACTGTATATCTATTAGCTAATGGTTGACCATGACCCATACTATTTAAGTATTGTCTATGTACATCTTCTAACTGATCTCTTAATTGTTTAGCTGATTCTATATCATATGTAGTAAGCAATGGATTAGCATTACCCTCACTAACTATATGATATCGTTGCTCTATTTTCTTAGGCTTGAGTTGTGTTACTTTGTCGTTCATGATTTTGTAGTTCCAGTTCTATTGATACTTCTGCTAATGATTCTGCTGTAAGACCTAGGTCTATTGCAACATCACCAACGATTGGACTGATCTGCATTCTACCTGTAGCATCACACCATCTCTTTTGCATAGCTGTTGCATAACCATTAATCTGATTATTTTCTTTATACAATCCTTCTTCATCTAAGAAGATAGGAAGTTCTTCTGTATCTTGTAAGTTCATACCATATGTAACTTCTAACAGCTTACAGTTTAGTAATTCGTATAATGGTTTGAATGATGGACCACCTGATCCTTCTTCATTCCATTCACCTTCGACATCATGATATTCTATATCACCATCTTGTCTTACTATCTTTATATTGTGTGTAACTTTCATTCTGATGCTTTCCTTTCATATTCATTTATTAATTTTTTAATTGCTAATGCTACAAACTTTGCCTTAGTACATTTAAGTTCATGACATATTAAATTAACATGGTCATTTAATTTATGAGTAATAGCTACTGAGACATAACTTTCAGTAGCTCTCTTTTTTGTGTCTTTAAGATCATCTATACTTAATGGTTTCATTCTATCCTCCGTTCGCTCCAAGTATTCGCTCACTTACATTTAGTACTGAGTAATAACTTAGCTTTGTTTATAAATTGATTTGCTGTTTTGTATTGTTTGTTGTCTATCATCATCTGTGCATCTGATAAGATACCCATGATGTATAAGTTAGACTTACCTGCATACAATGGTTTTACTTTTTTAAACTGTGCGATCACACTATCTTTAGTCTGACCATACATTTCTTTTTGTGTACTCATGTTTTATTCCTTTCATGATTATAGGTGAGGTAGGAAGTTAAAGCCTACTTGTCGGTATGCTACCTACCTCAACCCATATATGTTAATCGTTACTTGCAACTTCTGTCATTGCTGTAACTGGACCTTCCAGATATCTATCTGATCTACCTGTCCACAATGCTACTTGATGTACCTTGCCATTACTATCTCTGTAATAACCTGAGTACGTAGGAGCATTCTCATTATCACTTGTAACTTTATACAAGATGATTCTGTCATTGTTACTAGGTGCATACTCTGACTCTGCAAATGCTAAAGTACTGAATAGCATAGTAAGTATTACTACTAATGATTTCATATCTATCCTTTCGTTATTGTTTTAGTATTGTATGTATCTCAGCTATTGTATTTCTTAATACATCTATCTCGGATTCACACCATCCTACTTGTACATACATATGGTCTACCCATATAATATATACTAACAGAATTATTATTATTAATCTATACATATTACTCATAGATAAAACTTTCTAATCTATCATAATCATAGTCCATCATTACTGCGCAGAAGAATCTATTAGCATCTGTTGTTGTACTATCTAGTATACAATCCCATTGTAATATCTCCTGATCTTTGTACATAATAATATATGAGTCATCAAACTCCCATATCTTATAATCATGATGTTCTAATATCTTACTTTCTAATCCCATCATATTACATACAACTCCCTGGTCATCTTGCCATGGTTGTTGATCACAATTATTTGAGTGCCAACCTGGACCATGTTCTGCACCATGATCTGCTTCTACTACTAATGTAGATAACAATAATGTCATTACTATCGTACAAACTATTACATATGTACCTACTATATATCTTATAATCCTTATCATAAATCCTCCGTTGGTTGCTTACTATCTTATAAGATTTCGAACTCCCCATTTTTTCTTTACCTAAGACAGATGGGTAGTGGAGATCACTTACATCTGATCGTAGCTACTTCCCTATCTTGGCGGAGCGAAGCGGAGCCGAAATTTTTTTTTGTTCTCTTTTTGTTCTTATTATAGGTAATAAAAAACCCCACTAAGCCTAGACCTAGTGAGGTTTATTATTTTATATTAGCTTTGATAACTATTTAGATAGCTCATCATATCCTTGAATGCTGATTCTGTCATAGTCTTTTTGGTATCTTTACTTGATCCAAATGATCTCGACCAATTAGCAGGAGCTATTTTATCAAGCTGTTGATATAGAACTTGTGTTCTAGCATATTGAACTTCTGCTTGGTTTTTCTTACGTTTCCAATAAGCACAAGTCATACCATCAAGCTCTAATTTTGTTGATTCAAACTTAGCTAATGTTTCAATGTATTTATCTTGGCATTTTTTAATCCAACCAAGAACATTAGCATTATTAAGTCCAGCTCTTAATCCAGTCATATGTGATAAGAATAATACTTCACCCTCATCATACATCTGATTGTCTTTGTCTTCTGTAGTCATAGGCTCGTCATAAGATTCTCTTACGATCTTTCCTATATACTCATACTTATTTACCCAGTCTTGAGCTATTTCTGATAGTTCTTTTACTGTGTCGATTGGTAGTTCTGTTATTGTATTAGTCATTTTATTTACTCCTTTTATTTTATTTATTAGTTATTCGTCAGGGAACCATTTCCCTCACCCCTGACGGGGAATGCGTTCCCGCTTACGGATAACGGAATAAGTAAATGGTAAATGAATATATACATATTACAATACTAATATACATATTAAGATTATATATTTTATACATGTTCACTAATTGTTCTCATTCACTTTTCCCCATACCATTATTGCAAACCAAACATACTCATTGATCCTTACCCTTACTCTACTAGTATTACATACAAGCATAGATACTCTCATACCTCTATAGGATACACCAGTGGGTGTGGTGGAATATAGCGTGTGTGCTTCGCACAAAGAGAAAGGTGAGAGGAGATAAACTATACCTACTATACGTTTAATTCAAAACGGAAAAGTTAAAGGGGGGGTTTTACAAAGGCACCATGCGTAATAATATATTGGGGAGTGAGAAAATATAAAAGGAGGTAACAAAGATAAGTTACGGTACTTGACACACACACAGCAATAGCTATATTCAGAGACGTGGGGGTTTAGTCCTTTCGACCTCCACACCATATTATGACAGAACTCACTATAAGGGCATCAGTAGCCCCAGCATTATTATTTTTAGAAACGCAACTACCGATACAAGTGGTCAAAGATCTCAATACCTATCTAGATGCACGACATCAGAAGGGTGGCGAATCCTTTGCCCCTCATCTAGTCGGACAGATACAACACGGTGAACAATTAAAAATCGATCCGCATGATACCTTGATAGGGGGGTTTGCTAACATAGTAACCTCAATGTCTATCGCATATGTTGATCAATTCTGCAAAACCATAGGGGCGGAAAAATTGGAACGTGTACCTAGCTTCCACAGTTTATGGTCGGTACACAGCTATGAGAGAGATTATAACCCTATGCACGATCATGGGGTGGATACGCCAATGGGCATATCCTTTACGACCTGGACTAAGATACCAGAACAAATCCAGAACGGACCAGAGTATTGCAGCCAAAACCTAGTGGACTCTAGTGGTATAGCTGATGGTTATCTACAATTTCACTTCGGACAGACCGCTATTAGGGGTATGGAAGAACTAAGACCCCCAGCATCAAAGACGGTAAAGCCAGAGGTTGGTAAACTAATCGTATTTCCATCATGGTGTCAGCATTGCGTATATCCATTTGAAGGCCCTGGAGAGAGACGTACAGTAGCAGGAAACATGAATATGATACCCAAGCATCTAGTTGAGAACAATTAAAGCAGATATACTCTCCTGGTCAAAAGACTTCTTAGAGCTACCAAACGCAGCTCTTGGCGGTAAACCAGTATGTCCATATGCTAAGAAAGCTAGAACATCTGGACTGCTAGATATAATAGAGGTAGAATTAGGTCAAGACTTATTACCTAAGATTATAAGTCAATGCAACAAGTTTAAGAATACAGGTAAAGAAATATGCATTATTGCCTGTCCTGATTTATCAGTAACAGCTGATGAGTTAGATAATTATGTACATGCACTTAACCATGTGTGCGTACCACAAGATATATACCTGATGGCATTTCACCCAGAAGGTTATGAAGAACCAGTTGAGTTCCTTGAGAATGGAGACTGGGAATCAGACAACGAGTTTCTAATGGTTCTAATACAATCATTTGAAAAGCTAGAACAAGCAAGTGCTAGTCTAGAAAAAATAGGATTCTATGAGTCTTGGGATAAAGACTACTATGAATCCACAGTAACCAAACGCAAAACATATAGGAGATTACTATGCGAGGAATGAAAAAAACTGTCGGTATGAAAAAGAAAAAAGATATGATGAAAAAGAAAAAGAAGAATATGAAGGGCATGAAGAAAACTGCTAAAAAAAAAGGTAAGAAAGTTTCTATGAAGAAAGGCATGATAGGATAATGCTTACTGCGAAACAAAAAACTTTACCTGATGAACTTAAAAAGAAGATCTTAGCATCTAAGAAAAAAGATAAGCCAGGTATGAAAATACAAGAAGCTAATAAAAAGTTCATGGCATAATGGCTAAGAAAAGCACAGTTAACAAAGCAGGTAACTATACTAAGCCTGGTATGCGTAAGCGTATGTTCAATAGAATCAAAGCTGGTACCAAAGGTGGTAAGGCAGGTCAATGGTCTGCACGTAAAGCGCAGATGTTAGCTAAATCTTATAAGGCTGCAGGAGGCGGTTATCGTTAAAAGAAAAGACCCCAGGGTAGGAACAGGAAAAAAACCAAAAGGTAGTGGTCGTAGACTATATACTGATGAGAATCCTAAAGATACTGTACCTATTAAGTATGCAACTCCTGCAGATGCTAGAGCTACTGTAGCTAAAGTTAAAAGAATTAAGAAACCATACGCTAGAAAGATACAAATTCTTACAGTGATGGAACAGCGCAGTAAGTATGGCAAGAAACCAGAACAAGCTAGGATTGCAAAAAAAGCTAAAGAGGTATTAAAGAAAAAACATGGCACTAAAAAAGTCACAAAAAAGTCTTAAGAGTTGGACCAAACAGAAATGGCGTACCAAATCTGGTAAACCTTCTGCTAAGACAGGTGAAAGATATCTACCTTCTGCTGCAATTAAAGCATTAACCCCTGCTGAATATGCTGCAACTAGCAGAGCTAAACGTAAAGGTACTAAAAAAGGTAAGCAACACGTCAAACAACCTAAGAATATTGCTAAGAAAACTAGGAGATATAGGTAATGGCACGTAAACCAGACAAAATGCCAGCAAGAAACAAGAAAAACTTTAGACCAACTAAGTCTGGAGCAGGTATGACAGCTAAAGGTGTAGCTGCATACAGACGTGCTAATCCTGGAAGCAAGTTAAAGACTGCTGTTACTGGTAAAGTTAAAGCTGGAAGCAAAGATGCTAAAAGAAGAAAGTCGTTTTGTGCAAGAAGTGCAGGACAAATGAAAAAATTCCCTAAAGCTGCCAAAGATCCTAACTCAAGATTAAGACAGGCAAGAAAAAGATGGAAATGTTAAGGAGATAAAATGACATCACCACTAAGATTATTATTAAAAGATGGAACTAAAAACGCATATATACAAGATGGCGTTATAGTTGCGCCTGGTTCAGACTTTGATGGACTAAAAGCTACAGAAAAAAATTTAATGAAAGCATTAGACAGCTCTGGTGTAAAAAAAACGAATATACAAGACTATGTTGTTACACCTAATGCTGGTCAACAGATACTACCTGATGGAACTCTACTACCTATGACTGATCCTAGGTTTAATATGCTACCACCAGGACAACCTGCTACAGGAACTGGCGGTATTGATACAGGACCAGGATATATACCACCAACAGATCAAATACTTCCAGATGGTACACGTATGCGGCCTGATAATCTTATGTATGGTAAACCACCAGAACAACAATCTTCTATTATTAATCAAGGACAACGAAAACAATTAATGGATGTAGCAATGTTAAGTAAGTTAGGATTAATATAATGGCACAACAAGGCGGAAAAAGACCAGGAGCTGGTAGACCTAAAGGAATTAAAGCAGGAACAAAAGCAGAACGCTTAGCTGCATCCTTAGGCAAAGGACAGACTACTCCTTTAAAATATATGCTTAATCTCTTGAATAATCCTCAAGTATCTGTAGAAAAAAAGATGTGGGCTGCTAAAGAAGCTGCACCATTTGTACATTCTAAGTTATCATCTGTTAATCAGACTGTATCTGGGAATGATGATAAACCAATTACCGTTCAAATAGGATGGCGTAAGAAAAAAGATTAATGGAAGTAACCATACCGTATGAACCTAGACCTTTACAGGAAAAGATTCATAACGAATTAAAAAGATTTAATGTCATCTGCTGTCATAGGCGGTTTGGCAAAACTGTATTTGCAATCAATCATTTAATTATGACTGCATGTGAAATACAAAACGCAAGATTGGCGTATATTGCACCAACCTATCGCCAGGGTAAGGCAGTCGCTTACGACTATTTAAAAGAATATACAGAACCCTTAATGAAACTTGGTGGTAAACGTCACGAAACCGAACTGAAGGTTGATCTATGGAATGGATCACG